AGCTTGGGATTACTCTTGGCCAGCCCCTTCAGCATGTCGGTTGCTTCTTTGGCCGATTGAAACACCCCCGGCGTACTCCACACCCCGTGCGCCGTGGCCGCCTCGGCCTTCAGCTTCTCCGCGCGCGCCAGGGCCTCCGCCTCGGCCTGGAGCTTGGCCTTGGCCACCTGCTCGGCCTTGTACGCCTTGGCCTTCTCGAGCGCCGCCTGGTAGCCGGTGCCCGCGGGGAGCGCCGGCTTGCCCTTCTGGAGCGCCTTCTGGAGCGCCTCGGCATCCGCCACCACCGCGCCGCCGAGCGCCACCTGGCCCGCCTTCAGCGCCGCCTGAGCCTTCTCCTGGGCCGTCGCGAACCCCTCCGCCTGCTTCAGCGTCGCTGCCTTGGCTTGCTGCTGAGCCAGGATCTTGGCTTTCGCGGTCGCCACCGCGCTTTTGAGGTCCTTCTTGCGCTCCTCTCCGAGCGGGCTCGGCGCTGCCTCCACCTGGGCTTTCGCCTGCTCCTCCGCGCTCGGCTCCTCGGTCGCCTTGCTCTCCTCCCAGTGCGGCCGCCAGGGGATGATCGTCTCCCGGTCGTTCGGGCGCGCGGGAGGGTACAGGTAGGTCCGGCCCGCGCCGTCCGTGAAGTAGTCCTCCAGCTTGCGAACCTGGCCGTGGACCGCCACCGAGTCCGGCGCCGTTCTCAGGTCGAAGGTCGCCAGGATCTTCTTTTGGAGGTCCGGGAATTCGTCCTTCCGGGTCTCGGTCATCGTCTGGAGCGCTGCGCCGTTGTAGGCGTGTGCCGTTTCGGTGCGGACGATGCGCTCGGCCCAATACCGGCGCTTCACGTAGCCCGAGGGCTCCGGGAAGTGCTGGGGCTCGTTTTCGTTCAGGCTCTTGGCCGTGTGCCCGCCGGCTTTTCCAGACTCGATCAATCGGCTCACCATCTGCTCGTGGGTGAGACCCTGGAGCTGGCCGGCGCGGAGCACGCGTTCGAAGTCCCCCACCATCGCCTTGCCGTAGCGATTGAAGCTCGACTGATGCCGGCGGAGCAGGCTCGCTCCCACCCCATGGACGATCTCGTCCTGCCGGTGCTGGGTTTCGAGGGATAGCGGCCGGGTGATCCCCGTGTAGTGGTGTTCGAGCGCCTTGGCGGTTTTGACGGTCTGCTTCACCGCCACGGAAACAGCCTTGAGCGCCTGGGTGTGGGTGTGCCCCGCCAGCCGCTTCTCGAGGTAGGCCGTCGCGATCTGGATCTGCTGGCGATAGAGGTTCGCACTCGCCGAGCTGAACGTCTTGTCTGGGCCGCCTTGCTTGGCCACCAGCTTCTCGAGGCGCGCTTTGAGGTCCGCGTCCGCCTGCTTCAGGATCTCGATCGTGCTGCCGTGGCCCGCGGCATAAACCCGGCGCGCTTGCCGGAGCGTCTCTTTGACCGCGGCCTCCGCGGGATCCACCGGTTACTCCTCCGGCGGAGTGCCCGGAGCTCCTGGTGGGCCGCCGCCATCGTCTCCCGGCATCTGCATCAGGAGCGCGTCCCGCTCTTTTTCTACGTCAATCTCGGCCTGCTCTTTATCGATATCGGACACCCCGAACGGCGTGCTCGTGAACTTGATCGCCGTGCGCTGGCTGATCGTCTGGCCCTTGGCCGTGGTGGCTGCCTGGACCATGGCGAGAATGTCCGGCATGGAGGCCTGGAAGTAGGGCGGCCACTTCAGCTCGAGCCGGTCCGATTCTCCCGGGGTGAGCTCCTTCACCTCCTCGGTGGTCCCGCTATCGCTGCCGGGATCCGGGTCCACCTTGGTGATCTTGGGCGGCAGGATCACCACCGGGCGACTCTGGATCCGGATGCCGTCGGCCGTGAGCTGGACCGGGCCCGGCTCGGTGTTCCCGATCAGTCGCGCTGCTCGGAGCATGCCGCGGAGCACGGACACGATCAGCTGGCCATACTGGGGCCGGAGGAGGTCGCACTGGTTGCACATCGGCAGGTAGAGCATCCGGAGCGCCTGGGCGCTGAGCGCTGCCACGCCCATTTTCACCGGGTCGCCCACCACCACCCCCGCGATGGCGAGGCTCTGCTGGACCAGGCCCTCCACGAGACCCTGAGCCGTTTTGACGGAGTCCCCTTTCAGCTCCAGATACTCCGCGCCGCCGGGCGAGAAGATGGCTTGCCCCGTGCCCTTGCGAATCAGGCCCGGGTTTTTCCCCTGTTCATCGTGGACCACGAGCGTCGGATCCACGTTCGCGATCGTCCCCTTCGTGGTGGCGCTCAGTAGCCGGTTGATCTGGTCGAAGGTGTCGCCCAGGCCGTCGATGTCCGACACCCCGTCCTCGCGCTCGCTGTCCGGGAGGTTCTGGCACCAGTAGACCGGGCACTCCCCATAACCGTGCTGGACCGCGTAGGACTTGACGATCGAGCTCCAGTTTTCTCGGCGCGCGATCTCCTCCGGGATCGGGTCCCAGACGATCTCCACATTCTCGTCCCAGTAGCGGCAGGCGAAAAAGCCCACCTGCTTGGGGCGCCCCGTGTCCCGCTCGTACACCGTCCGGGTGTATCGGTAGGCCTTCACCACCGCGCCCAGGACATACTCGTCCCGGTCGTTCCAGCGCACCGGATGCATATGCTTGGCGTCGTGGCACTTCACCCGCGGCTTGCCCTCGAGGAACGAGAAGCTGACCACCGCCGTCCCCATCGCCCCGCCCTTGTCCCGGGCTTCCTGCATTCGCTGCTGAAGCTTCGATTCGAGCGCGAGGGCTTTGCAGTAGTCCTCCGCGTCCGGATCGCCGGGAACCGTGACCTCGGGCCAGCGGTCCTCCCCGAGGGCCATCGCCGAGAGGCGGGTCCGGATCAGCTTGCCCAGGTTAAAGCGGGTGTTCGGTCGCCGCTTGTCCATGGCCACGTAGTAGCCGGGGCCGATGTCCGCCTCCCCCGCGTAGCCCATGAGCTGGCCGTCCCAGTTGTATCGGAGGCCATCGTATTGCCGGCAGTCCGCGTAAGCGTCCAGCTCGCCGAGCTGCTGGGTGCGGGGGCTGCCACAGAGCAGGCTCAGCCGGATCCCCGAGAGGTCCGGCATGGTGAGCGTAGTGTCATCGGTGGACGTTGCGCGTGCCGCCATAGGCCCGTGAGTCTACTCCGCCTTGGCCACCTTCTGGCAGGCCTTGTGCGTGCGGGGTGGGTCCGAGCGGAGCTGGCTGCCACTCATCACCCGCTCGATCCCGCACTCACACCTCACCCGCCAGTAAGCGCCCCCCTTGGTTTTTGGCTGGGCTGCGATCACCGTCACCAGCCCGATCTTGGTACCGAGCGGGATCTCCACCCGGCGCGCAGCCCAGCCGTTTCCCACCATCAGCTATCGTCGGCCTCGTGAAGCCGCTCGGCGAGACGAGCGTCCACCGCCGCGCGGTCTGCCGCGATCTCCGGGGCTCGATCCTGAATCGTGCCCACCCGGGTCTGCTGATAGAGCTCTGCCAGCTTCTGGAGCGCCTGGAGCTCCTGGCCCGCGCCGAGCTCCTCGAGCAGCTTGGGGAGCTGCTCAATCGCGAACTGAACGAGGCCGAGGGCGGCCGTTGCGGCGAGACTCATTTGCCGATCCCTTTCAGAAAGTCCGCGGTCTGGCTTTCAAGCACTACCGTCTCATCATAGAGGCGCCGAGCCTCCACCGCCGCGCTCGCCAGATCTGCCGCTGTCAGCTGTCCCTTCTCGGCGCGCGCCACCGCTTCGTCCAGCTTGTTCACCCCGAGCCGGAGCGCGTCTAGGGCCTTGAACGCCACGTCGCACTTCGTGCGAATGGCCTTCACCAGGTTTCCCGCCTGGCCTACGTCCGGCAGCTCCACCGCCACCTTCTCGGCCGCGTCGCATTCCTGGACCGACACCGCGTAAACCTGGTCGCCGCGCTTGGCCACCTGGTTCACTACATCGGCCACCGTGACCACGGTCTTCTGAGCTCCCGCGCTGGCGCACGCCACCCAGAAGCCGAACGAGCAACAGAACGCGAACATCGCGAACACCGCGGTGTGGAACCGCTCCTCTCGGCGCGTCACGACGGGGACCCCGTGGCAAAGCCGATCTTCAGCGTCGCCGCGTGGCTGGGCGCGCTGGTAATCCGCCAGTAGATCCGCCCGGGCACCGCTCGGCAATAGCTGAGCGTCCCGACGGTCACGGTCACCGCTGCCGCCACCGCGTAGAAGGTCCGGAGCGAGTTGTCCGCCGTCGGATCGTCCGCGAACGCTTGCCCCTTGGTTTCGTCGATCGCGTAGGGCTGGACGTGGACCGTGTCCGCCGCCGTGCCCTCGAGCGCCAGAACCGCAACGGTCGGTGTCTCGTCCGTATTGTTCAGCGTTTTTGGAGTTTCCTTCACCGAGCCGGGAGGCACCGTCGCCGGTGTCGATCTCGGATCAGGCTGGTCCGCCTGGCTCGCCACGATGGCGATCGTTTCAAACTTCATGCCCCGAGCCTACCATGGGCCGCGCGGGCCGGTCACCGCTGCTGGGTAGGCAGGAATCCGAACTGGGACCCAGCGTACTTTCGCGCACACTCGCGCGCCAGCCAGCTCGCCATCAATCGGTCACCGGTGTGCGTCTCGGGGTCGTAGTAAAGGGCCTCCTGGACCCAGGCTCGGCCCTCCTCGTGGACCGCCTTGCCGTCGACTCCCGACGGGAGCAGCCACCAGCCGTTCCGGATCTCCACCGCGAGGCTCTCCACGCCCCACTGTTCATCGTGCTTATTCGCGCCCGTAGTGAAGCCATGGATCGGCAGCCCGGGGGGGCACATGTCGACTAGGAACGTTTGGGCGCCGTTGTCCTCCACCAGGATCTCGCTATCGAACCGCCGGCACGCCGCCACCACCCGGTCCACGATCTCCGGGCTCTGCCACCGTCCCGACTCGATATCTACCACCAGCCGGCGGCTGTCGCGCATCAGCGCGATCGTGAAGATCACCGACCGCGCGTTCGATTCCTTGTGACGGGAACCTTTCTTGCTGGCCCCGAGATCTACACCGGTAAAGCACGGCATCCGCGGCCCGCGCGCGTGCTGCCTCGGGCAGGCCGCGAGGAACGTCCGCCCCTTGCCGAGGAGCTGCATTCGCTCGAGCCACACCGCCTTGAATCGACTGGTGGAGTCGAGCCGCACCCGTACCAGGTACTTCCGGGCAAACGTGCCCTCGGGGGTATTGGCGCGCCGATCGAGGAGGCGGGACACGGGCCACTGTCCCGGCCAGCGCGAAATCCAACGTGCCGGCGGATCGTCTGGGTTGAGGACCGCTCCGTACACCCAGGTGTGAAAGCCCGGCAGCTTGCCGAGCTCGTGGAGCAGGTCGTCCGGATGCCAGGGGGTCCCGATGGCCCAGGTAAACCCACCCGCCACCACGCGGGTCGCCGCTGTCGTGTGGTACCACTCCGAGACTTTCTTGCGCTGGAGCTCGGTGCGGGTGTTCTCGAAATCGAGCACATCGTCCAGGATCAGCCCGTCTAGGCGGGAGCCCACCAGCGGCCCGCCGATGCCGATCGCTTGGATCGTCGGGTCCTTCGAAATGCTGGTCCGCTTGACCGTGATCTGGCTCGAATGCCAGGGGTCCTCCTCCCGGTCGCTCGGGATCAGATCCGGGAACACCTCCCGCACCCGCGGGTTCCGCTCGATCGTGGTGCGGATCTGCCGGAGGACCTTCTCGGCCTGGTCCGCCGTGTTCATCACGATGGCGAGGCGCGCGTTCGGGTTCCGCCCGATCACGTGGAGCACCTTGCCCACCGAGACCTGTTGGGTTTTTCCGTGCTCCACCGCGCACTGGAGCACCACGTTCCGGTATTCCTCGAGGGTCTCTTGCCACTCGATATGGAAGTCCGCGTTCTCTAGCCGAGTGTCGTCCTGCTCGTTTCGGAGCGCATATTCGATGAACGCGGCCGCGCTCCTCCGCGCCTGGAGGATCTGGAGGCGCTTCTTTGCGGCTACCTTTTGGCGGAGCTTGTTTGGGTCAGTGCGTCCGACCGGTGCTGGAGAAACCAAAGCGCGTCATGTTCCAAAAGAGTGCGCTGGTCCCGGGAGCCCATCAGCCGCGGGGCGAGCTCCTCGGATTGTATGTCGGCCGGCTCAGGAAATCCCCCGCGCCGCCGATCACCGAGCCATGAAGCTCGTGGCGCTGATTCTCGGGGTGGGGCTGCTGGGCTGCTCGGGCGCTGCGTTCGAGTACGACCCCGCCCCCGCCGCTACCACCCTCGCCGTCACGGATCCCGCCCTGGTCGAGTCCGTGGTAAGCGCCGTGGACGTCTGGCAAGCGGGCACCTCGGGTGCCTACCAGGCAAATGTGGTGCTGGTCGATGCATGCCCCGCGGGCTCGTGGTGCATCGTCTCCACCGCTCACATCGACTCGTGTGGGCCCACCGCCGCCGCGCGCCGCTCGGATGAAAGCATCGGCGCTTGCACGGATCGCCACACCCATCAGACGGCGATCTGGGCCGGCGTACCCGCCGAGCTCCTGGTGAGCCTCATCAGTCACGATATCGGCCACCAGAACGGGTTACCCGATATCCAAGGCGGGGGTCTCATGGATCCGGACCGGAGCGACTTTGCGAGCGACGCCGTATCGATCGATCCGGCTACCCTCGCGGCGTTCCGCGCGTCACTCTGAACCCGGCTTGGGAGGAATGTTCGCGTTGGCCACCGCCTCCTCCACCAGCTTCTCCGCCGCCTCGATCACCCCGATGGCCGTGGACCAGTAGATCCCCGCCGCCAGGTTCAGGCTCACCCAGTTTTGGAGCTGGTCGCGTTCGCTGTCCGTGAGGTTCGAGTAATCGTAGCCCGTCACGTAGGGGGGTGGCGCTTTGCCGCCACAGAGCACCCGGAGCGCGTCCCGGAGCGGCTCGGGAGCGTCGTTCGTCCAGGCCCAGGGCTTGCGGGACGCCAGAGCGCGCCGGAGTGTGCGCTTTTTCGTCACGGCACGAACCGCACGATCGGGGTATCGCTCTGGTACGGCTGGCGTTCTGCAGCACGTCGTTTGAGCCGAAATATCGAATATTCGTGCCGCGCGCCCAGGCCATTGTCTGCTGGGCCATCGAACGAGGGCCGCCGGCTGAGGACGATCATGTGGGTGAGCTCCGCCCACCGGAACACCCCATGATAGCGACCGAACCCGTGGAGAAAGTTGGTGCGGAGGAGCGCGATCACCGAGTCGCACCACCGGAGCGCCCGAGCCACGTGGAGCCCGTCCGCCCCATCGGTGGAGCTGTACGGGGGGTTCATCAGCCCGAGCTCGAACGGCGTGGACTCGGCCGGCGTCCAGCGTAGGAAGTCCGCCACCTCCACCTCGAGCGCGGTCTGGTCTGCTCCCTCCGCTCGGCGGATCTGGGCCGCCTCCGCGCTCACTGCCTCCACCGCTGTCACGCTCACCCAGTGTGGAAGCGCCTTCACCAGCGCGCCGCGCCCTGCCGAGGGTTCGAGCACCCGATGGCCTCGGCCTAACCCGCACTCGATCGCAAGCTCCACCATCAGCTCAGCCTGATCGTGGCTGGTATAGAATCGGTCCCACGGGTCGGACTTGAATTCGGCTTTGCAGCGCCGGCAAACCCAGCTTCCGTTCGCCTGCCGCTCCACTCCCTGGTGGTCACACTTTGCCGTCATGAGTGCTCGTGCGCGTACAACGCCAGGAGGCACCCGCCCACCGTGAACACTATCCCCGCCAGAAACCCAGCCCAAAACATCACTTCCCCTTTCGCTTTCCCCGGAGATCGAGTCCTCCCCGGTAGGCCTCCGCGTCGATCCGGACCCCCATCGTAGCCAGGTCGTCCCGGTGGAGCACGTAGTATCCCAGCTGTTCCAGAAGGACCGCCACCGTGAGAACGCTCAGCTCCGCACTCACCAGACTGGCCCGAAACTTCACGTCCCCTTGCGCGGTCTGCTGAGCGGAGAGCACTTGATTCTGGGGCTTGGGTTTGCGGCCGTTCCCGAGCGGGCTCACTTCCCTTTGCCTCGGTGCTGAGCGGCGTTTGGGCAGCTGGCAAAATGGCTCTTATAACAGCCGAGCACTCGCCAGCCTCCGTCCAGCCACACCACCCGCTGCTCCCGGCCTCGGTCGATGGGCATCCGCGCGCCGCTCACCATCGTGATCCAGTAGATCGGCGCGCCGCAACTGGAGCAGGTGCCCTCGTTCCGTGCGTCCTTCTCCGCCTCGCTGAGCGGGGCTTGCTTGCTGCCGAGCTCAGCCATGGGGTTTCCAGAGCTCGTCCGCCAGGTGAGGGAACCGATCCGGATCGGGCTCCAGGTGCTTGCCGGCTTTGATTGCGTCCGCCGCTGCTGCCAGGTTGCCTGAGCCGTGTCTTGCCCAGCGGTTCAGGTAGCGGACCACCAGCTCCCGCTCGCCCGGTTGCTCCCGGCGCTTCTGGCGCTCGGCCCAGAGATCCTCTGCCAAAGCATAAGCTTTCTCTGAGCTGAGGTGACCTTGCGCGGCTCGCTCGATCGCCGCTCGGTCGATGAAGTCCTGGCGCTCGTCCCGATCCAGACGGCGCTCCACGAACCCCTCCACTCGGTTCACCAGATCGGTGATCTGGGCCATCAGCCAAGAGCCATCGTTCATGGATCCTCCAGCTCCCCCTCTTGCACGCGGTCCGAACGGAGCGCAATCCCCGGCGGGAGCGCTGGGAACCCCGGCAGTAGGGGTAACATCTTGCCCGTGGCGTACATCTGATCGAGCGCTGGGCCCAGGCTGTCGCCCACGAGTGACCCGTCCGGGAGCACCGTGTTTGCGAGGAATTCCTGCTCCACCGTCGCCATTCCCGCGCGAATGATCTCCAGCTTGGCCTTCACGATCAGCAGCAAGGCCCGCCAGCGCTCCCGCTCGAGCTGCTCCGGGGCCTTGGCCTTCACGAACCCCCGCCGGCCTCTCTGGGGCTCTGGGGCGGGAGCAGGGGGCACATTCAGCCGGTAGTGCCGGCCCTTCATCACGAACGCCACGAACCCCGAGCGGTTCGCGTGGTCCGCCCCGGTGAGACTCTGGGTGGCGCCGTGCTTCACGAACAGGCCCTCGATCTCGCCGCGAGTCTTGGGGACCTCCACCTGGGTCCCCTCCGCGTAGCGCGCTGCTGTCTTGGCTTGGGTCATAGCCAGCCCAGCCAGCGGAGGACCTGGATCTTCACCCAGGCCCCGCCGAGCCAAATCAGAAACAACGCCACGAGCCCCAGGACCGCCAGCAGGCAGTCCCGGAGCTCGATCGTTCCCGTCCGGGAGGGTCTCACCGGCCTGAGCCCCGCCCCCCGCCGTCGCTGGCGGTCGCCCTGATCCCGAGCTTGCGTAACTCCAGCCTCGCGCTCGGATGATCTCCCCAGGTGGAAAGCAAGGCGCGCCGGCTAGGGCGGGCCAAGCTCGCTCCACATTTCTGGGAAACGGGGACCTCTCTCCCGCGGGGAGCGGGCTCAGGCCGGTGAGGGAACAGGGTGTCCGCCAGCTGGTCTGGCGGAGCGGGCTGGAGCGGGAGGTCCCAGATACTCACGGGAGCTCTACCGCCGCGCCAAACACCAGGATCGTCTGGCGGAGCTCGGACTCGGTGCTCCGTTTGCCGAGCTCACGGGCCACCAACTTGCCGAACACCCGCCCGCACACCGCCTCGGCATCCGTGGAAGGATAGAAGCGGATACGGTCCGTGGCCTTGCCGTGCTCGCGAATCGCCGGAGCGCCGCCCTGGTAGGCAACCGACTCCAGGCTGTAGCTGCCCCGCACGAAGGCGCCGAGGCGCCGCTCGAGTGCGTTGTTCCCCTGCTTCAGCTGGCGGGTAGCGAGTGCCAGCGCTTCCAACCCCTCGACATTCTGCTTCATCATTTCCGCTTTCCCTTTCCGTGCGCCCAGCGCGCTCCTATCTGTACGGTACCCCCGCTCGCTCGTGTAGACCCTTTTTTCAGGGCTGGGTTTTTCGCTCGCCGATATGGGACAGCTGCTCCCGAACGTCCGGGATGATGTTCCAGAAGCTGAGCGCTCCCTTGCACGGGATGAAGGGAAGGGTTTCCGCGTGCTCCAGAACAAACCCGTATTGGCCCGCGATCCGCCAGCTGTCGATCCGGATGAGTGGCACCGGGTCGAGCACCATCACGAGATCTGCTCGGCCCACGATGCCGCCCAGGTGGAGCAGGCCCCGATCCCGTGCGCGCTGGAGCAGGCCGAGGAGGTGGGGCGCGGCCCGCTCCACCATCGCCCAGGCCTCCCGCCAGTCCTTCTCGGTCATCACCGAGGCGTGGACGTCGAACCTCCCCCGGAGGTTCGTGTTCCAGGAGCGATTCTCGATCGGCTTCAGGCCCTCCGAGACCAGCCAGGCCCAGGGCTGCCGGAGGCTCAAGGCTTTGATGGGGCCTCCGCTGGCGTGCGCGCCAGGCCTTGCCAGACCTCCGCGGGTTCGAGGATCGCCTGGAGCGCCCCCGCGTAGGTGGCCCGCACCACGAATAGCTGGTGGGGCGCCGGAGGGGAGCTAGCGTACCAGTTGATCGAGATCTGGTGTTTGCTCTCCCAGGTCCTTCGGTGCCAAATCGATCCACCGCTTTCGAGCAGCCAGCGATCCCGCTTGGCGTAGAGCGCGCCCAGCTCCTCCTCGGTCACGGCTCCACCGGGCTCACCGGGGTGAGCGTCACCCCCTCGGGGAATGCCTCCACGTCCAGATCCACATTCTGGACCCGGAGGAGGAGCTCGGCGCGCTTCTGGTGGCCACCCACGATAAAGCTTGCACTCAGCACGCCCCGAAGCTCGACCGGGGTTCTGCCCGTGGCGCACCAGAACACCCGCGTCCCCGGTCCCGTGCCGTCCGAGACCAGCCGATAGCGACCGCTCACCGGAGCAGCCCCCAGGCCACCAGCGCGCCCGTCACGATAACCCAGCTCACCAGACCGAGCCAGAAGTCCCGGCGCTCCTTCCGGCTCCGAAGGGAGGGGGTCAATGCGCCTCCCGCTGGGCCTTGGCCTTGCCGGCCCGGATCGCCTGGAGGCCTAGCTGCCGGTAGATCGCCAGGTGTTGCGCCGCGGCTTCCAGGTGGATCGCCGCTTCCCCTGCTCCCGCCGTGGTGCGCTGGTTCGGGTGCGGATCCGCGCCTACCGTTTCGTGCTCCCCGATGTCCGGCACCATCATTCGGAGTAGGTTCACGGTGCGATGGGTGGGCTCGTTCAGCTGCTCGTCTCGAACCTGCCAATAGTCCAGCACCCCCGCCAGGATCTGAGCGGCCTCGGGGCGAGCGATCGAGCCGACGTAGGCCGCCCGATTGCCCTCGTTCACGTTCCCGCCGTAGGTGTAAACGAACGCCATCCACCCTTGGCTCGGCGGGACCAGAGGGCCGATGGCCCCCACGAGGCTCCGTAGCTGTTGCTCCTCTCGGATCGCCGGGGCCACTTCACGTGCTTTCAAAGCGTCGCTATTCGGGGTCGCCCACTCCTCCTCGATACACTCGTTTGCCATCTCCCGGTGTTCGGCCTCGGAGTAACCGAGCTCGTGAGATTCGCTGGTCGCATAGGCCAGGGTGAGCGCGTGCGCCTGCTCCCGGGTGATCCCGAGCTTGGAGCGGAGCGCCACGAGCGCGTCCGCATAGGTAAACGCCATCGCCGCGGTAATCCCCTCGAGCTTGCTCTGGTCCACCTAGCAGTCCTCCGGCTTGGCTGCCCAGAGCTTGCGTGCCCGCTCCCAGAGCTCAGCGGGACTCATGAGCGTGAGCGATCCGGCGAACGCCTCGAGCACCGCGTCCCGGATGAAGTCCCGGCGCTCCTCGGCCAGCTGGAGCCGCCTCGCCTCCTCCGCCTCCGCCGCGCGCACATCGGCTCGGCGCTTCCGTTCCTCCTCGGGGACAGCGTAGCCCCTCACTGGTGGGTTCAGCCGCTCGTGTTCACGTTGTTCGAGCCGTTCAGCCAGCTCGACTTTCTGCGCCAGCTCCCCCGGTATCGGTCGATACATTGCACCCATTTCCCTTTCCCTTTCACCCAGCGGCTTTCGTCGGCTGGTCGTAGGCCTGTAACACGAGCTCGGCGCGCTTCGCAGCGGCCTTCAGCTTCCCGGTGTCGTTCTGGCATTCCACGATGGTACGGAGCGCGCTCACGAATTCAGGCAGGCCTTGCATTACGGCCTGATGGTAGGTGAGCGCCGCCAGCGCCACTTCCAGGGCCTCGATCTCCTCCTCGAACCACTTGGCCGTTCCCGGGGAGCAGGTGCCAGCCCGGAGCTGCTTCTGGCGGTGCTCCAGCATCCGTTCGAGGTTGTTCACTCGCGCCCCTACTCTCACGAGGATGGGAGCGCCCTTGGTGTCGCGTTGGATATTCATGGGGCCCTTTCAGTGGAGCTTTTGGAGCGGATCGAGCGATCGGCGGTCCTCTACGGGGAGGGCCGGCGCTCGGGGCTTCTCCTCGGGCCAGAACCCGTGATCCAGGTAGTACTGAAGCTCGGTCTCGGTGCGCTGATCTTGCTCGTCCGGGGTGGGTAGAAGGCCGGCTAGTTTGAGCGGTGCATCTAGGCCTTGCATCCGCTTGATCTCGCGGAGAACACCGAGGCAGGTCTGATAGCGCTGAGCGTCCCAGGCCTTGCGATAGAGCCTCCCCATCGACCGGAGCATGATGGCCGTCCGCTCGGGTTTCTGGTTCTGGTCCTCCTGGACCATGAGTGTCACCGCATCCCGGTAGACCTTCCGGGCCACCTCGGGCGAGCACTTGAACTTGTCCACGAGCTTTTTCCGGACCTCGGGCTCGGTGTAGAGCTCCGCGATCCAGACCTCCGCCTGGTAGCGCGCTCGGAGCTTCAGTTCCAGGGAGAGGGGCTTAGCCATCGGTTCCTTTCAGCGCCTGAGCCGCCACGAGCCGTTGCACGCGCCCCGCGATCTCTGCCGGTAGGAGCGCCACCACCACCGGCAGCCAGTCCTCCACCGGGTGTTCTCGCATGCTGGCTACTACGGCCGCCGCCCAGGCTTGCCGCGTGCTCTCCAGATCGGCGCGCGCCTCGGCTAGCTGTCTCGTGGTGGTTCCGTGCGCCGCGCGCTCTGTTACCAGCTCCACCTCCGCGTCCTGGGCCTGCTCCTCGAGGGCTGTCGCCGCTGGCGTTCCCAGGGCATCCTGGAGCACCGAGAGGGCTGTCCCGGCTGCCTGGGCCAGGTTGTTCCGGAGCTCGTCCAGCTTCAGTGCCCAGGCCCGGAGCTCCTCGTTCGTGGAGGTGTCCAGATTGAGCTTGGCGTAATCCTCGGGGCCGGGGAGAGTGTCGGTCATCGCCGGCCGAGCTCCGCTTGAATGTAGCGCTCCACGCCGCGGTCTCGAGGAAAGTGCTCCCGGAGGGCGGCCAGAAACGCCAGGGTCAGCTTGCCCGAGGCCTGGAGGAGCGCCTGGTCCTGTTGCCCCTTCTCGCTGAACAGCTTGGCCGCCAGATAGCTCGTGAGACAGAAGGCGATCGCCTGCCACATCTCGGCCTTGGTCTCGGCCGTGGTGAAGTGCAGGACCCGGGCCTTCTGATGCCACTCCTGGTGATGATCCGGGCAGAGCGGCACGGTGTGCAGATCGGTGGTTTTGAGCCCCATCCCACCACCGCCTCCCGCTCGGCCGTGGTGGTGCGCGTGGATCCCTTCCCTCCTGCCACAGAACCAGCAGGGTTGCTGCCGGACGTGCGCCAGGTAGTCCTCGGAGCGAACGGGGCTGGTCATGTCTGCTCCAGCTTCTGGAACCACTCCGCGATCGGCACCCGCGCGACCCGTTCCACACCCGCCAGATTGTCGTCCGGGTCGTGTTTACCGTCGCACTCGAACCACTCGCCCCCATGGGCATCCCGAGCCACATAGGCCGCGGCCACCCGATCCCCGTGCCCGAGGCAGGTGGTGCACCAGCGCTCCGGAACCTGAAGCGCGCGCGCCTCGGCCTGCTTCACCCGTTCGAAGTAGCGCCCGGCATCCTCGTTCATCTCCTCAATATGCTTCTCCAGCGCCACCACGCGTTCCTTGTCCGCGTGCCACTCGCTCGCCATCTGAGCGATCTCGGCGCCAGCCTTTCGGAGATTCTCCTCCAGCGCCTCCACCCGCTTCAGCGCTCGGTCTCGCTCCCCTTCCAGATCGGTGACCTGGCCCCGGAGCGTGAGGATTGTGCATTGGTCATCCGTGAGGATCGGCGGACTCACGACTTGCCCCCGCGCTTTTTCTTGGCGGGCTTGCCGAGGTTCGGATCCGGGCTACCGAGACGAACCAGCTCAGCCTTGCGCTCCTCGATCGCGAGAACGAGAGATTCCGGCGGGGCCATCCGGGGCGGGAGCCTCATGCCTGCAATCGGGTGATCGTGGGCATGCTCGATCGCCACCCAGCGCGCGACGGCATCCCGCTCGGGCTGGGACCAGGCCCTCAGCTGGGCCACCGTGGGCGTCGGCTCATCCAGCCGGGCGCGGAGCGACTGGTAGAGCGCCTCCGCGGTCTCCCCTTGGCCGTAGGGGAAAGCCTCAGGGGTTGGGTCCGCGGTTTGCGCGAGAAGCTCGTGGATCGGGTCTGGGCACTCGGGCGGATCGTCCTGGACGTCCATCAGCGGGAGCGTGGTGGGGCTGGCTGGCTGCCCGCCGCGATCCTTGAACAGCCGGGCCAGATCGGGCGATGGCTCCCGGAAAGCCATCAGATCGACCAGTGCCGGGATCGGCTTCAGGTAGAGCGTGACCACCCCGCCGTTTTCGGCCGGCTTGAATTCTGCGCTGTCGATCTCGTCCCAGGGAGGCGCCGGCACCGTGCGGAGCACCGCCTCGATAATCTCCCGAGACGTAAACACGTACAACCGATCCGCCATCACCCATCACCATTCCCTTTCACTGCCCGGAATCCCAGGCCGTCCAAAACCTTCAGGTGCCCCGGACTGAAACCGTCCGTTCCGTGGGCCTTGGCGTAGCTTAGCAGCTCCCGTTGATAGGCGGGGGTCTCCTCGATCTTGGCGCGGAACGCCCGGAGCTCGCCGCTGCCCGCCATCGCCTTGGGTTTCCGGAGCACCCAGCCGAATCTACCGTGAAGGCCTTTCAGCTTTCGGAACGGAGTGACCGATCCGGGACGGTACGTTTCCACGATCTTGCCCTCCTCCACCCGCACCCAGCCCTCGAGCTCCGCCGAGCCGATGACACCCTCCCGTTCGCAAGCGTCGTGATCGAGCTCGATCGCGAGCAGCGTTCGCATCAGCCAGGGGCTGAACAGATCCCGCCCCTGAGCTTCGATGGCGATCCGCGTGCCCACGTGAGTGTTCGGTGGTGGGAGGTCCACGTTCGCCACTTGGAGCTTCCCCGCGATGATGGCCCAGGCCCAGGGCTGGGCGAGCGGCAAGCAGTGAGTGATCGGGTCAGCCATTGCCGAGCGCGCTCACGGCATTCGCCCAGACCTTTTTGACGATCCGAATCGCCATCTCCTCTGGGAGGTTCGCCCGGAGCAGCACCGCCACGAATGCCCCCGCCAGCGTCCCCGCGCGAGGCACTGGGGACTCGCCTCGTGCTAGCCGCGATCGA